ATTTGTGATTCGTGAAATATAGGGTATGATCTAAATTCGTTTTCTTTACCCTCTGCAACCATTCTAGAAAGCTTACAAACTGCTTTAGAACCTTTTATTACTTTTCCTTTTAATTTTCTTGCTTGATTAAAAGTACAGAAACCACCTTTTAAATTTGTAGCTTCTAATTTCTCTAGATTTTTTCCTGAGAAAGTTTGTTTAGTATATAAGTTATAGTACATGTTTTTTTCTCCTTTTTAGTTATTTAAATATTTGTCATTATTTTTGCATATATGTAAACAGTTAATAAACGTTATGTAATAACACTTTTAACGTGTTATTTATTGTAAAAGCAAAAATATTAATAAAAAGTAAATTAATTTGTATATACTTACACTAGAGTTTAAATAGATTGCAGATAATGATTAAATCGGATAAAAAAGAAATCGAGCATTATTCATTATGCTCCCTTTCTAGTTATAAATGGGGTAAGTTTCCGATTTCTTACCCCACAAACTCACAGGAAAATACATGGATAATAAACTGAGAATAGCTTCAATGCTTGTTGCTCATAGGTATGCAAAAAATCTAACACAAGTTCAAGTATCAAAAAAACTAGGGGTTACATTCCAACAAGTGCAGAAGTACGAGAGAATGATTAATAAAATTACATCTGATAAGCTAATAGAATTTTGTAATGCTTTAGATATTAAATTACAATCTTTTCAAGATGGCGATGCTTTTCAAGTTTTAGATGGTGCTGATATTTCAATTTTAAAGAAAGAAAAAGCTTTAAGTATAATTGAAAAACTATTTAATATATATGAAACAAATATTTTAATAGAAAAAAAAGTAATGGAGAATACATATGATCAAAGTTCAAGTAGATAAAGTTTGGCTTGGAAAAGTTAGTGTAAGAGATTACATTTATAAAAAAGCTTTAAGAAAAAAAGAAAGTCTAGGAATAGTTCATGGTACAGAATATATGTTTATTCCTTATGAAAAGTTAAAATCTGCTAAATCTTATACAGAAACTAGTTTTAAAAGTAAGTTTAATGGAAAAGAATATAGACTTGTAGATTTTGATTGGAAACCTTATAAAGAAGATAATAATAAACAGGAGAAATTAATATGAGTGGAGAAGATTATTTAGATATACCTAAAACTGATGAAACTCAGCAATCGACACCTGAGGAATATTATTTTTCAAAATCTAAAAATCAATGGATTATGGTTTCTGATATGTCAGATATGCATGTTCGTAGAGCCTTTAAAAGATTATTAAAAATGATTAGGCTAGGAACATTAATAGAATTATCTGACTATAAAGGAGATATTAATACTAATGATATTCAAGTAGAATTAAATGCTATTGAAAATCATGTTTTTAAAATAAGAGATAAGTTAAGTGGCTGAGTTAAATCACATACATTTTGAAATTATAGATAGAAATAGACATAGAAGACATGAACAAATGAAAAAGCAAGACAAAGAAAGATTTGATAAATTAAAAAGAATTGGTTGTATTGCTTGTTCTAAAAAAGGTTTATTTTCTGAACCTATAATTCATCATATTAGAAAGCATACAGGATTAGGATTAAGACCACCACACGATCAAACTATTCCTTTATGTCCAGAGCATCATAATATGGGAAATGAATCAGTACACTTAAACAAAACAAAATTTGTAGAACTGTTCGGATCAGAACTACAATTATTAGACGAAGCTAACGAAAAAATAAAACAACTAGAAAAGGAAAATATATTTTATGACAAAGGAAACGAATAAATTTCATGCATTACAATTATTCACAGATACATTTACTGCTGAAACTGTCCATTTAACAAATGAAAAAATAGGAATATATATTAGACTATTAAGCTTTGCATGGACTAAAAATGCTAAACCATTTACAACTGAAAATGCTTATAGAATATGTCAATGTATTTCAGACGATTGTTGCATAAATGTTTATGAGGTTTTACAAGAATTTTTTATACTAAATACAGAAGATAAAGAAAATCGTAACAAAAATACATGGACACAAAAGAGATTAGTACATGAGCATGAGTATTTAACTAATAAATACAATGCTAGAGCAGAAGCTGGTAAAAAAGGGGGTCTAGCAAAAAGAGATTTAGCTACAAGCAAAACTCAAGCACCTATACCTATACCTAAACCTATACCTAGTAATAATGTATATAGCTCACAATTTGAAAATCTTTGGAAAGAATTAAAAATTAAAAGAGGTTCAAAATTTAAAGCTTATAAAGAATTTAATAAAATTAATGTTGAAGAAATTACTAATGAACAAATGGTAAGAATGTATAATAATCAAATTAGAGAAATAGAAGATATTAAATTTATTCCTCATTTTTCTACTTGGTTATCTCAAAGAAGATGGGAAATAGAAGAAAATCAAGAAATTCCAGATTTAATTGATAGACTCACAGCATTAGGATATATTCACAGAGGATCAGAGGGTTCTTTTGAAAAATTTAGTAAAGATGGTAAAGAATATAAAATAGACAAATTTGATGAAAAACATCAAATACAATTAATACAATGAGTTCAATTTTAAGGATTTTTAAGTATTGCAGAAAAAGGATTATTGCATTAAGTATTGAGAATAGACAATTAAAAATGCAATTAGAATATCTTAGAGCAACGATGAACAAAGATGAATTTACAAAACATTAAATATGGAAGAAAAAATATTAATGTTAAATTCAAAATTCTTAAAAATCTTTATGGTTATTTTGAAACAGAAAAAGAATTACTTGTGATTGATAGCAGAATAAAAGGTTTAAAACTATTTGATACAATTATTCATGAATTATTTCATATTGTAATACATTTTGAAAAAGTTAATGTAAAAATTAAATCTGAAGAAAAAATTGCAATGGCAGTAGGAAATGGTTTTACAAAAATATTTAAACAAAACTCTAGTTTATTAAAAAAACTTTACAATTTAATATGAAAATTGAATTAATTAATTTAGATACATTAGTTCCATTTATTAATAATCCTAGAAAAAGTTTAAATGTTGATAAAGTAGCATCTTCAATTAAAGAATTTGGATTTCAACAACCTATAGTAATTAATAAAGAAAAAACTATTTTAGCTGGTCATACAAGATATTATGCATCAAAAAAATTAGAATTAAAACAAGTTCCATGTATTATTGCTGAATTAGATGATATTAAACAAAAAGCATATAGAATAGCTGATAATAGAGTTGCTGAAGATAATAAATGGGATTTTCCTACATTAAATTTAGAAATAGAATCTTTAAAAGATAATAATTTTAATTTAGATATTTTAGGTTTTACAGAAGAAGAATTTAAAAAATTTATGAGTTTAGATTCTTTTAATCCTACTGATCAAGATGATCAATCACAAATTGATGAATCATCTCAAAAAACTTGTGAAGATTGTGGAAAAAAATTGGCAGAATAAAAATTTGTATATTGATTATTGTTCACAAAAAGCAAGTGAATATTCTGTTTACAAATGGCATTATTCAAGAAGAATGCCTAAATCAAAATTAGTAAGATTTGGAGTATGGGAAAATGGTCAGTTTAAAGGAACAATAATATATGGATTAGGTGCAAATCCTAAATCTGGTTCATTTTTACAAATAAAAAACTTTGAATGTCCAGAATTAGTTAGAGTTGCTTTAGATAAACACAATAATCCTGTTTCAAAAATTGTTTCATTTACTTTAAGAAAATTAAAAAAAGATTATCCTAAACTAAAAGCTATAGTTTCATATGCTGATCCAGAACAAGATCATAAAGGTAAAATTTATCAAGCTATGAATTGGCATTATTTAGGAAAAACATCAAAAGCAAAAGTTTATATTGAAAATGGTAAAGAAATACATTCAAAAACAATTTCAGATAGAGTTAGATTTGGAAAATTAGACAAAAATCATCAATTAGAATATAAAATTACAGAAGGAAAATATAAATATGTTTATCTTTATGATAAAAGTTTGTTTAATTTAATTAGAGATAAAATAATTAAATATCCTGCGTAGGCTTTAGAAAGGCTAGGTGGTACCCCCACTTAGATAGGAGGTGCGATTCCTACCCCTACGCTCCACACTTGAAATTAAACTAAAAAAGGACATAATAAGCTATATGGCAAGACCTATGAAAAAAATAGATGAAGAAGCAGTAAAGAAATTAGCCCAATTACATTGCACTTATGATGAGATTGCAGAATTTTGTGAGGTTTCTACAAAGACTTTACAAAGGCATTATGTCCACCTTATAAAAAAGGGTAGAGAGATGGGCAGAATAAGTTTAAGGCGTGCACAGTTCGAGAAAGCTTTATCTGGGAATGTAGTTATGCAAATCTGGTTAGGAAAACAACATTTAGATCAAAAAGATAAGATAGAACAAACAACGTACAACGAACCCTTGCCATTAATTATTAATGCTAAACCAGATGAAATAGAAGATGTCAAAAAAAAAGGGTAATGTATTCGGTGCAGTTATTGAATATACTAAAACAGAAAAAGGAACATCTATTGGTAGAAGAAAAATAACAAGCACTATGAACAAACACAAAAGAAGACAACAGAAAGCAAAGTATCGTGGACAAGGAAAATAAGAGAAGCAACTTCTATCCTACAGGCGAGATAATAGATTATAGTTTGCCTCAATCATTTACAAAAGCATTACATGGTAAAAGTTGTGGCGATTGTGGTTTATATAGCAACAAGTGGTCATTTTGCGGTAGATGGGGAGCAAAAGCTGTCAAAGATACTTATGTTTGCCATGATTGGCGACAACGACATTTTAAAAGATAAAACTATAAATTTTGTAAGTTGTGTGATATTTATGCCACATGGCTAAATTTAAAGGACGATCTGTTAAACTTAACAAACCTATGCGTGGGGATGTAAAAAAATTTAAGGTATTTGTTAAAAATCGTAAAACAGGCAGAGTAGTCAAAGTTAATTTTGGCGATAAAAAGTTATCTATCAAAAAGAATATTCCAGCTAGAAAAAGATCATTTATGGCAAGATTTAGACCAATACTTGCTAAAGCTAAAAGGTCAGGAAAACAATTAAATACAACTCCTGTATATTGGGCAGTTAAATCATGGCAAAAAGGGTTTAAAGTATAATGGATAAGATTGTTTATAAATTTTTTGGTCTAATAGATAACTGTTTTGCATGGTTAGAAAGCAAATTTAAAAAGAAGAAAAAAAAATGAGGGATACTAAAGTTTTAGAATCTTTTAAAAAGCATACTGAAAAAAAGCTTAAAGAGATGAATATATTTAAAAACTTAAAAAAAGAAGTAGAGCATGGTGCTAATGGTACTCAAGATTACGTTATTAAAAAAGGTATCAACAAAGGCAAGATAGCTAAATGAGGATAAATATGAAGTATTATTTTACAGGAATA